GTAATGTGTAAGGGGACTTACTAGGTTACAGGGATATAATGGGTTGTTGTGGGACGAAGTGGTATTAGGTGGGGAATAAGTGGGTGAAAGGTGGTAAGTTCTTATATATACGTGTGACGTAGATGTCAAGTGGTGTGATACCCATGCATACTTCGCCCCGTTTGTCAAGCAGAAAAAAAATAAAAAAAGATGTCGATTTTGCTTGACTTCTGCGCTCAGTATGCTATTATGTATATGAAGGGTGAGGGGAGAGAGACTTCCCGCCCGAAGGAGGCTGACAGAAAAATGCGATGACATGGGCGTGCTCCTTGGTTGCCTTGGAGACTTGCCGCTTCAAAAGATGACCCGGTAATCCTATTCGCTGCGGTGAGGGAGACGGGGAAGCGGTAGTGACGGTGATTAGCCCCCACTTCTGGTAGCAGCAAAATCACTAATTGAAGCGCCGAGATTAAGGGTGCTCTTAGGGAGAGAGGATGACTGAAGAAGAAGTAGCGGAAGCAGTTGAAGATTATTTGTTCTGGCGCGAGGCGCTAGGACTGGAATAGCCACAGAGGGTCAGTGACTACTGGACTAACAGAGCGAACCTGCCGGTAGTCACGCCTCGACTAACATTTACAAGTGGGGAGTGCAGACCAGAGCGGATAGTTAGTAAGTCTTACGAGCAATAAGACTATCCCGTGGTTGCGTAAGCGTGATTCTGAAGACCGTGATTGGGGACCGATTGGAAACTTAGCGAGAGGAATCGTGTAGGCTGCACTCAGTTAGGGTAGCGTGGGAGCCCTAACAACCTTTCATAAAATAATAAAAAAAAGAAAAAAACTCGTCGATTTTACTTGACATTACCGTCTAATTATGATGTAATGTACATGTAAGAGAGAGAGGGAAATGGTTCCCTGCTCAAGACCGGGAGGTTGTTACTATGGCTATTGATTTCAAAACCTTCAACACTGTTGCTCCGCTGGTTGCGGATGCACGATACCCGGTCTTGCTCCGTGGTCGCCATGGTATTGGTAAATCTTGCGTGGTTTATCAGTTCGCCAAGACAGTGGGTCTTCCCGTTGTTGAGCGTCGCGCATCGCAGATGACCGAAGGTGACCTTGTTGGTTTGCCTGTCATCGATGAGGTTCGCGGAACCACTACTTTCAATCCTCCTGACTGGTACAAGGCAGCTTGTGAAGCGCCTGTGGTGCTGTTCTTGGATGAGGTTGACCGAGCTACTCCAGAGGTCCGACAGGGCATCTTCGAGTTGACCGACTCGCGTAAGCTAAATGGTCATGCTCTCCACGAGGATACTCAGATCTTCGCTGCTGTTAACGGTGGTGAGCACGGTGCTGAATATCAGGTTGGGGAAATGGACCCAGCCGAGCTTGACCGTTGGACGGTCTACGATATTGAGCCTACCGTTGAGGACTGGCTTGATTGGGCTAAGGGTAATGTTGAAGAGGTCGTTTGGGACTTCATCAATCAGAACCGTGGTCACCTTGAGCACAAAGAGGCTTTCGAGCCTAATAAAAAATACCCTTCGCGTCGTAGCTGGGACCGCTTCTCGCAAACGGTTCAAAAGGGTGGGCTCTTCGGTGAGACTCCAGAGTTCGGTTTGCTCTTCAACGTGGCAACTGGGTTTGTCGGGTTTGAGGCTGCGGTTGCCTTCACTGACTTCGCCAAGAACTGGGAACGTCAGGTGACTGTGGATGACATCCTTGAGGGCAAGGTCGAAAAGACCGCTGACTTCACCATGAATGAGCACTGTGCTCTGATTGAGAAAGTTGGTGCTTCGGGTCGAATCGAGGCTGGTCTTGAGGACTCCGAGCTTGAAGCTCTGGGTGCCTACTTCATCGCGATTCCGGGTGAAGCGGCTATGAAGCTCTGGAACACGGTTGCTAGCGCTGATAAGGACGCCACAATCAAGCTCCATGGGTGCGTGGTTGATGGGGTTAAGGTCGGTGACCACCTCACTAAGCTCTTGGTTGGCGATAACGCCTAAAGTCGGGTGGCGAGGGGAAGAAAAAAAAGACTTCCCCTTGTCGCTTTTTCCTTGACATTATAGCCTATTTATGGTGTAATGACAATGTAAGGAGGTTCTGAGAGAACATGACTTTTGATTTGAACATGCACGTTACTCGATTGCTCCGCGATGAGCCCTTCTTCGCTGAGTTGTCGCGGAAGATGGATAAGCGGTCCAGCAAGACCATTCCTACTGCTGGTGTTCGGGTTAACCCTGATACTGCCCAGTTCGAGATGCTTTACAATCCTGAGTTCTTTCAAGGACTTACAGACGCCCAGCGAAAGGGTGTCCTAATTCACGAGTTCTACCATTGTGTGTTCCAGCACGTCACTGAGCGTAAGCCTGACAATGTGGATCCCAAAGAGTGGAACATCTGCGCTGACCTTGCTATCAACGATATCATTGGGGCTGTTAACCTGCCTGATGGCTGCTGCGTTCCCGGCGTTGGTCCGTTCGCTGAGTACCCTCACAAGAAGACTGGTGAGTGGTATGTCGATTTCCGTAAGAAGCTCCGTGACGAGAACGAGCAGGAAGGTGGCAATGGCGAAGGTCAGGAAGGTGCTGGTGAGCCCGGAGAAGCCGGTGGAAAACCCAATGGAAACGAGGGGTTAGGAGAGGGCGATGGAGCCAACTTCGATAGCCACGATGACTGGGGTGACAACGGCGGTGCTGATGCTGCTACCCAAGAGATTGCCAAAGAGCGCCTTAAGGAACATTTAAAAGATGCTGTCCAAGAGGGCACTAAGAAAGGCTTCGGGTCGGTTTCGGCTGAGGTAAGAAAAGATATTATTGAAAAGCTGACTCCCAAGGTTGATTGGAAAAAGGTGCTTCGATACTTCGTTAAGACCTCTACCAGAGCCCATAAGAGCAGTACGGTAAAGCGGGTTAACCGACGATACGCTTACATCCATCCCGGTCGCAAGGTAAATCGGACGGCTAATATTGCAGTCAGCATCGACCAGAGTGGGTCGGTTAGCGACCAAATGCTTGCAGCGTTCTTCAGTGAGCTAAACAAGCTGAGTGAGCTAGCAGAGTTCACGGTTATTCCCTTCGATACCAAGGTTGCCGAGGATAAGGTCTACGTCTGGAAGAAGGGTGAGAAGAAGAAGTGGGAACGAGTGCTCTACGGAGGTACCTGCTTTGAGGCTCCTACTGACTATGTGAATAAAGGAAATTTTGATGGTCACATTGTCCTGACTGACATGTGCGCTCCCAAGCCTAAGAAGAGCCGTGTGCAGCGCATGTGGATGACTGATGGGTACAATGCTAAGAACCCTTACTTCAAAACCAACGAGAAGGTGATTGCTGTCGACTAAGATATGGTCGAGGGTAATAAAAAGAAAACTTAAAAAAGAGGTTGACAATGAACACAGTAGATGCTATAGGTAGGTATGAGAGTGGACAGATGGAAGAGGAGGAACAGGTTGAGTTCTTCCAGCACCTCGTGGACACAGGGGTTGTGTGGAGCCTGCAAGGACACTACGGTCGCACAGCCTCATGGATGATTAACGAAGGACTAGTAAGGGTAGGTAAGGAGAGAGAGGAGAAGCAAGCAGAGTAAGCAAGAGGGTGGGGGCCCACCCCCCCGGCCACCCCCCCTAGGGGGTATGGGGGTAGTACCGGAATCTATCTCCCACCCCCCGCCTACTACTCCACCTGCCGACCATATGCACGTTCAACACGCGGGTAATTTTTTTGAGATTTTTGACTTTGGAGAGAACATGAGAGACAATCACTTCGTAGGACTCGGTGACTTTATCGAGATTGAAGTAGACCACGTAAGCCGCATTATTCGCAATACCGAACATGAGAATATTCGATGGACCTTCCCTAACGGCTATGGTGGCTCCCTAGCGTGCAACCAGATGACCTATGGATATCCAGAGTTCGCAGTATTGAAGAATGACAAATTTGACTACGACACCGACATCACGAATGATGTAATCCGACCCGTGAGCCCATCCGAGGTTCAAGACTTTCTCAATAAGCTAAAGAGGCTATAAAATGTATAAAATGATAGACGGCACAAAAATTGATCTTCCAGTTTTACCAGACTTTAACGCGATGCGCCTTAAATACCGTGTAGACATGTCAGACGACCCTATCCAAAAGGAAATGCACCAAGCGCTCCTAGCCGGATACCTTAAAGGCGACATTACAGTAGAACATGACGCATGGACAGGCGAGCTTCTATTCAGCGCCGCAGAGATTAACTAACAGGAGTAATAGATGTCATCTAAAATTGACTATGAAATGATTGGTCAAACAATCGGCAAACTATGTGCCGAGAAAAACGCTGCCTACGGCGACTCGTTCGGGCAGTCATGTAGGATCTTGGAGGTCCTATATCCAGAAGGGATAAAACCCAACCAATATCGAGATGCGCTAGCAATCACTCGCGTGATTGACAAGCTGTTTAGGCTCGCTAACCAGAAGGATGCTTTTGGAGAGAGCCCATGGAGAGACATTTGCGGCTATGCCATTCTAGGCGTAGCTAATGATGAGTGTGAGCATACTAAAAACAAACTAGGAGGTAAATAGTATGGCTAGGAACTTAACAAGAGAAGAGGAAGAGGCGCTCATGGAAGAGTGGCTAAAGACTAATACGCCTACAAGGCTTGCGCCAGACCCGAGGCTTTCAGAAGACCCAGATACCGGCGTCATTTTTGATGAAACCGATATGAAAAATAAAAAGCGTGTTACAAACTATGTTAACACTTTACATAAACTATCGGATAGTGTATAATGGGCGAAGGCGATGCATGGCTATTTCATACATGGCTAACCCAAAAGGATAAAGAAATGAATTTAATAGAAGAATATAAAGACCTAGACAGGTCATATATTGTAGAGAAGGTTAGTAATCCACACGTAAAGCGTATGGTATGGGCTTTTAATAATGGGTATGGCATCAGCATGGCTATGACACGGCTGAGTGCTATTCCAGAGGCGGCTGTTATCAAAGTTGATTCTCTGGAGCCTTTAAACTACACTGTAACGTATAGTACATCTATTACTAACGATACAGTTCCCGTGTCATGCCTTTCAGAAGCGCAGGAGCTTTTCCGGCGCGTCAAAAAACTATAGGAGTATAAAGTGAAGTATATGTTTCAAAACTTTTTAGATAAGACCCGCCTTAATCGCATGGTTACAAGGTGGGAAGTGCTTTTGGTGTTGGGCTTGGTTATCGCCCTCCGCACTTGCACGGGAGTATAATATGCATATGGTTTGGACTGTCGTTTTAAAAAATGGTGATAAGAAGGTGTTTTCCGGTCCTGCGGATACCGAACCTTGCCTAGCTCACCTTGAAGCACAAAACGTCCGTAGAGATGCAATTGCGGTGCTTGTGCGTGGTGATCACATGAACAGGATTGCATATCCGTGAACGAACGACGAGAATGGAGGCTAGCTAGCGCCTATGGGCGTCCACTAGAAATGGAGATTGAAGGTGAATTTTTCACCGACTATTCCGTTGAGTGGATGGAGGCGGTTAGAAGGTCCCAAGTTGGTCGTATAATCACACAAGAAGGCGTTGCCAAGGGTGGCTTGGTATTATCTTATAAAAATGGTATACACCAAGTCGCCCTAGGTGACGGACAAACGCTTAATCTGGTTTGGGTATGGACTAGCGAGAATAAAAAAGACCCAGCCGGCGTATCATCGTCTGGTTGGCAAATGTATAAGGAGAAAGATAATGAATAAGTATTTCGACAACACCGACATAACCTTTTTCAAGATTACTTTTGTAGTTGCGACTGTAATTAGCATGTTTACATGGTATGTCTTATAGGAGATTTATATATGAGCGACGAAAACGACAAAGTTGAAAGTTATGCGGCTGCAATAGGAGCCGGTTTGGTTACGCTAGTATTCTTGCTAGCGTTTAGTCTTTATCTATTCCCTTGGATTATCCCATTTATCTGGGAACTACCCGAAGGTATGACGCCTGCATACTACGGAATCCTGCTTGCACTGGAGATGTCTGGTTTAGCTAATAAATGGAAGCAAGCAAAAATGGATTACGAGGAAGAATAGGCAATTTACCTGTAAAAAAATTTTTAGAGGCGCGAATGAACGATAAAAAAATAGATACGGACATTGTTTGGGCTCCATGGATGCGAATTATGCTTCATGGGGCTGATTGTCTTGTAACACCAAGTGAGCCTGTCGAAGAATTTAATTCTGACTTAACCGAGTTGGCTCTCGACATGGGTCGAACTATGTATGCTGCGGGCGGCATCGGGTTAGCTGCTCCGCAAGTAGGTCACAACGTGCGGCTCATCGCTGTTGACTGCTCTCCCGATCAAGATGATATTCAATATCTTGTAAACCCCGAGATTGTTTCCTATGATGGTCACACTAATGGTGACGAAGGTTGTCTTTCGTTTCCGGGTCTTTCACTTACGGTAAGAAGACATAAGAACATTGAAGTCAAAGCGCAAAACTTAAAAGGAGAAGAGATCCGAATAAGTGCCGGTGGTTTGTTGTCTATTTGTATTCAACATGAAATTGACCATCTTGACGGAATCACATTCATTCAAAGAGTTAGTAGGCAAGTAAGGCGTGCCAACATGCGAAAGTGGGAACCAATGAAGATATTAGAGGTGCAAAATGGAGACTATTGAATGGCTATGGCTAGCTTTGGGGCTAGGAACTTTTCTATATCTCATTGAGCACCGAGAAAACAACGCTTTGAAGGAAGCACTTGACAGTGCTGTCGAAAAAATGGTAGTATCGGAAATGATTATTTTGGCTCTCATGGAAGAGCTAAATAAAGATGAGCACGAAATGTAAATAGGTCCCTGTAATCGTAGATTTACAAGAAAAAATATTTTTTATTTCGCGCTTTTTTGAGTTTGAAATGCATGTGACCTTACAAACCAAGCCTTTAAGCCCTGATTTTGAAGAATATTCTGTCACCGTTTTGTGACACTACTTACCTTTAACCGACTATGGTCGAGCGAGGTAATAATCATGTGGGACAATATACTTGGTATTTTGCTTTTGGCTTTATTAGCCAGTTTTATATTTACAAAAGTCTTCGTAGCTCAATTTTTATTGGCACTAACCATAACAGTACTGCTGCCTGTATTAACATTGTTTTTTATATTTGATATAATCTTTTATATTGGTGGCAAATGGAGAGATAAATTTGAGAGAAGAAAAACTTGACCCCCGAGCAAACCCTCATAACCTAAAGATAGGTGACCTTGTTGAAATTTGCGGGGCACCACGGAATCATGAACTTGGAGTTATTGTCTTGATGGAACATTTTCCATCGAATGTATATGAAAAGGCATTTACTTCTTGTTCTGTTTGTTGGGCACCAGATAGTCATGAAACTATAATTGACGCAAGAGTGTTAAAACGTGTTTCGATCTAATTATTAACACGGAGAGACTATAAATGTCTAACATCACCTCGACTCCTCAAGAATCTATACAAGCAGATATCCATGCTCTTGTGCGAGAAATACTTGAAGGTGTTTATATCAAGGTTTTGATTAATAAGATCGATATCAGAGAGGATTTAGTTAATGATTCAACAAGCGTCTCTTGTGAATTACTTCTAGGAGAAAAAAAATATAAAATCGAGGGTACTGGGCGAGGGGTTGTCGATGCGCTCTTTACTTCAATATTAAAATGCTTAAAAAAAGAATATGTTTCATTAGAGAATATAACCTTAGAAGACTTTGTAGTAACTGTTGATTTAAATAAGTTTTGGCGAAAGAAAAGTAAAACAGACGCTAAAGTAGAAGCTGTCGTTTTCATCAATAACAGAGCCGGTAAAACTTTCCTGTTTCGTCACACATGCAGATCAATGATATCTGCATCCATTTCTTGCGTGACTAAGATGGTTGAATATTATATTAACTCTGAAAAAGCAGTTGTGCATTTAAAAACATGTATTGCTGATTCTATAAAAAGAAATCGTGGAGATCTTACCGAAAGGTTCACTTCTCAACTTTCAGAACTAGTTAGGAATATGTCTTATGAGAAGACAATTAATAAATTAGAGAGGTCTGAAATGCATGAGGAAGGTACTAACTAGGGTTACATTTTTTACAGTTGTTTTCATGATGGTGGCTAGCACAGCTTTAACTGCTCCGCCCAAAAATAAAGCACGCTCCAAGTTTTATGATTTTAATGAACAAATCATTGATGGAGAAATTAAGAAACCAACAACGCTCTATACAAATGCTCGGGAGAGAGTTAAGTTTGATCGTCTGTTGAAATTAAAAAAATCTTTCCTACCTCAGCTTTTTGATACCGCTAAAGAAAAGGTGTTTAAATAATATGCCAACAACTTACGGCGCAAACGCAGAAATTACAGGCTCTCTCGCTGTCGATGGAAATATCGATTTAGGCAGCGGAGACGATGATGTTAACCTTGATAGTAACACGTTATTCGTTGATGCAGATCAAGATAAGGTAGGGATTGGAACAACATCTCCCGACACTACGCTGCATGTCATCGGAGATGTTAAAGTTTCTGGAAGCGACGCTAGGGTTAAGATTGATGCGAACGCCAGTAGTGATGCAGCAGTAGAGTTTTATGAGGGTGGCACAGCAAAGTGGACTATCGGAAATGAATCTACTCGCGATGGATTTCATATCAAGAACGGCAGTGGGTCATTCAGTACCAGTAACGATGCTGTGGTCATAGGAACCAGCGGAGTTGTTCAATTCAACGAAAGTGCGTACTTAAATGGTGGGTTTCATCTAGGGAACGAAAGTTTTACGAGTTCCGATAATGGTGGAAACCTGAGCATAACTAAACCACTAACAACCATTTCAAATACTGGCGGTGCCACAGTTTTAAATCTTGGCAACGCTACCCATGTTGGACAAAGAAAAGTTATACTTGTTACAGGGTATAGTGCTTCTTATTCTTTGCAAGTAGCATTAACAGCAGCCTCTTGGACAGGTGGAAGCGGTACTATAACTTTTTCTGGAGTGGGCTCTATGGTTCATCTTGTTTGGGTACAATCAGCATGGTGGGTGATTGGAGCTTACAACGCAAGTTATTCTTAATGAATAAATTTTTTATCTTCTCGTCTAATAGATGAGAGGTGATAAAATGAAGAGGCTCATAGTTCTACTTCTTTTGTCCTTGGCTCTCACTGGATGTACCGTCAAGGTTCACCACTACAAAGCCCGTCCCGTGATAAAGGAGCGCGTGGTTTACAAAACCAAAGTAAAGCACGTTCCTCGCTATGTTTACAGGACCAAAACTAAAGTGGTTTACAAGTATCGTCCGCGTCCAAAGCCGAGACAAAAGAAAAAAATAATTTATATTTATCGATAAAAGACTTGACAAATGCCCCTAAATGTGAGACTATAATCATGTAAGAAGGTTTTTTCACAAAGGAGCAATTGATGGAACTCAATAAAGCAATCAAGAAAATCGAAAAATACCTCGGCACTAAAATCGAGCGACCAGATGATATTGACGGTCGCGGTCGATTCTATGTCGAAGTCGATGGCTATGTAGGCTCTTTCTATGCTAGCAAGAAGTGGGGTTCTGAAGACGAGTATGAAGCCAGCAACTGGCATATTCGCGCTGTCAACGATCACAGCGATCCTCACACTGATTATTACGCTGGCTCCTTCCGTGACAACTGCTCACAGTGGCTGCACGCTCTTAAGCCACCAGCCCCAAAGTTTCCAGTCGGATGCCTTGTCCGAGGCAAAGCCAATAAGCGAGCGACCCGTCAGGGCTATGCTGGTAAAGTTGGTCTTGTTACCTCGGCTGGCGCTTACTGTCGCATCGACTGGATTGGCGAAGAAGCTCCGCGATACGGGATGAGTTATCCTGAGCGCGATCTTGAGTTAGTTTCGTAATCGCCAACTGAGCGCTCTTTTTGCTCTTTTTCTTTTTGAGATACTATTTATTATGCTCGCAAAAGAGCAAAAGGAGAATATAATGAGTGCATCAGAAAGTTTAAAGAAAATTATAGAGTGTCTCTGCGACGCAGAGAAGGACGCAGAAAAGCACGATCGTGGTGTCGATGCAGCAGGAGCTAGGCTTCGTAAGAAGTTGCAGAATGTTGTTGTGTGTTGCAAAGAGATGCGTGCTGAAGTTCAAGCAGATAGAAACGCTCGAAAATCAGATAAGTAATTGAAATTACAATAATAATCAATTTTTGGAAAAAAAATATGAAGGAAATTGAACTAATAAAAGAAAGATTACCACAAATCAAAAAGAAGGGATTCATTGCTTCTTTAAGAAAAGGTAATACAGGAATTGGTTACACTTTTGAGTGCTTGTTCGGTATTGAAGAAAACAATGACTCAGGCGCAGATCTTAATGGTAAAATTGAATTTAAAGCAGCACGAAAAAACCGCTCATGCCGTACATCAAGTTTTACCCAAGCTCCGATTTGGCATTTTGAAATCAGAGATATCATAAAAAAATATGGTAAACAACATCCAGAAGATTTAGATCGTGTAAACTGGTACCCATCTCTAAATAACGATGTTAATCCATCAGGACTAATCTTAAATATTCAGGATGGGGAGCTTCAGATAGTAGACCAAAAAGACGGAAACGTTTTGGGCTCTATTCCTATCTCTGTTTTACAGTATCGTTTTCGACAAAAATTAGACAAGCTACTTTTAGTATATGCTGATACAAAAAAGATTGACGGCGTAGAATATTTTCATTATAATGAGGCTTACATGTGCCAGTTTCCAAGCACTGATAGTATTGAATCGCTTATTAATGAAGGAAAGCTGGTTGTTGAACCTCGTTGTCATCTATTTAAATCAACAGGTAAAGTTCGTGACCGTGGCGTTGCATTTAGGATGAAAGGCGAGTATCTTAAAGATCTTTATTCAAGCGTGGAAAAAGTGATATGAAAGTTGGTGATCTTGTACAATTAAAAGATTCTGTACTTCATGACTGGAACCAAATGAAGCATCTTGGTGTTATAACATCTAAATATAATGATGCTGTCAAGGTTTACTGGTTTACAGAAGGATTGACAAAACCAAAAAGCAGTCAATTTGTTTTGAAGCTAAAGGTGTTGTCTTCTTTGTAAGTTATGTATAGAGAATACTATTTATAGCATGTTCTATAGGAGTATTTTTTGTGTCAAACAACAAGACCAAAGAACTGAGTCTTTCAGTATGCAACGACGATCATCCACCAGTATGGTTTTATGATGATCATTCTTGTCCAGTATGTGCGGCTAAAATGCTTATCGAAGAATACGAGCTAGATTTACAAGATATGAGAGAGCAACTTCTAGATCTTGAAACAGAAGTAGAAAGATTACAAAGTACGATTTCAGATCTAGAGAGTAACTGATAAATTGAATGAAACAAAACTGAAGGTCGGCGAGTTGGTATATTATTGTTTACATACTCAGTTCCCCAAACTTAAAGATACAATGAGTGTAGAAAATCTAAAAAATACATTTGATTTAGATATGGGAGTTGTAATATCTGAAGAAGATGATCTTGGATACCTTAATTTATATTCTCAAGCCCGAGAAAAATCTATACCTGTTCACAAAGAATTTATAAAAGTGTTGACAAATGGCTGAAGTTATTGATCTAGTTGAATACAAGTTAAAAATGTTCGTTGACAGTTTCTATCAAGGAAGCAGAGACTGGGAAATTGCCATGCAAATATTTATGCTATATTTGGAAGGAGATATAAGCATAAGATGGGTTCAAGATGGTATTTTTATAAAACATAACAATTCTGATCTAGATTTAAAAGAAGTCTTCGTGCCCGAAGGCATTAGCTCATAGGAGGAGTATGAAAAAGTTATTTTTCGCTTGCATATTTGTTTTTTCTTTGATAGGATGTGATTTGCATAGTCATCATCATCCGCATCCTTCACCGGACTCATATTCATCTTATCAATATTATACATATGATATGTGTTGGGGAGATGAAGAACCTTTTTGGGGATATCCAGATTATTGTGATTACCACTGTTGTACTTGGTATGTGGGCGATGGATGTTGGGAAGAATGGTGTTATTTTGATAAAACATGTGGATGGGAATATTATCAAGGATGGTGTTATTAATTGAAAGTATATGAACCAAACAAGGCGGAATCTCAAATCCGTAAAGCGCTTGTCCTGTTAGAAGCGCTAAAAAGCACAGTAACCGATGAGCGTATCGGTAAAGAATTGCTAAAAATCCGAAGAGTCCTACTAGAAGCTAAAGAAAGCATAGAATAATTTCTGCTCATCAATTCTTAGAAGCCTCCTTTTGTACGTCAAAGCACTATTTATAGTGTGACGCATTTTGGGAGGCTTTACTTATGCGATTAAAGAAGAATATTAAAAAGAACAAGATCAGAAATCTTGTCAAAGAACAGTTCAATAAAGAATACAAGATTCACAAAAGAAATCTTGCAATCAAGCAGGTCATTAAAGAAGAGGTCGAGCGTGGCTTTAATGAAGGCGCAAACGACGATGAGTTCGAGATGATGGACAGGCTCGTTGATGCACTAGGTCCTCAGAAAACCCTAGAAGAGTTAATTCAGGGGCTTCCATCTGATACTGTTAGGGAGATGTTATCATACATTGCACGTAATTACGACATCCCCATGGAGATGGACGAAGAAACTAAACCACACGAGGCAGATCGCACCCAAGGTCGCGATGTTCCCGAAGATAGGATCCGAAACTAATGAAGTTTTTACACAGATTAAAAAACTTATTCAATAAATCGCATTGTTGCTGCTGCTGTGGGTGCTGTGGTTGTCAAAACTGCCTCGGTAAATGCAACCCGGAGGCATAGTATGAAAATTAGCAAGAAACAATTAAAACAAATTATCAAAGAAGAGCTACAGCTAGAGAGAAAGGGTATGTTCTTAGAGGTGCTTGAAGAGGCTATCATGGCGACCGTTCAGAGAGAATTCGCCTCTTATAACTGGCCTCCTGAACAATGGGCTCAGTTAAAGGCTGACATTCAGAAAAATGGTTTGGACCTTACTCAGCAAGTTTTAGCACTAATTGAACAAAAGGAAGCCAGTGAATGAAAATTGCAAAGAAACAACTTAGTCGGATCATCAAAGAAGAGCTTATGAAAGAAGTCGAAGAGTCTCCAGAAATACATGACGACGAGACAAAGACTATTCTTAAAGATTTAGTGAATAACATGCAAAATAAATTTAACGTCTCGGAAGAGGATGCCCTAGAGGCTATATCCAAGATGCTCCGATACATGGAAAAATAAAAGGATTTTTATAAAATGAAAATTACAAAAGCAAAACTCAAACAAATTATTAAAGAAGAGCTTGAATTAACTAATGAAGATAAACAAGTTTCCAGCATGATTAATTCCTTAGAGCAGATTGGAGACGAAGTAAGTAAAGCTCATAAAATGGCAGGCGACCCAAACATGATTCAAAGCCTAGAGATGATTGATGGTCTAATCACAAAACTGCATGACGAGATGAGTGATCTTCTTATGTAATCGGAGGTTGATATGAAAATCACCAGAAAGCAACTAGAAAATTTAATCCGCGAAGAACTCCAGATTGAGAAGCTCGTTGGAAAAGGAATTGCCAAAGGTCTTATTCAAGATCTAGAAGAATTAAACCGCACTCTTGGTCTGTTTGATGCTACTTCTTTGCAAAAATTTCCAGATGTTCATCAAGAGCTAATTCAGTTGGCTGGCGACGTCTCGAACAAATTGAGATATATCAAAGATTCTAAAAGACAGTTCAGGGAAGGTCAGGGGTCAAACCAAGAAGAGATAAATAAAATTTTAGATCTCATAGAAAATGATCCCGAATTTCAAATCCTAGGACAATTTAAAGACAAGTTCTTAAAATATACGCAAAGCGGAGGTGATCCACTTTCCGCTCTAGAGGCTGCATCTCCAGAAAGGCGTCCGGTGCAAAAGGCGCTTGAAAAATTAAGAACAGCGATCAGACCATCGGGACCAAAGACTCCCATGGGTATGCCTGTCATGGAAAACAAATCCAAAAGAGATTCTTTAAAAAAAATCATTTTAGAAGAGCTACAAGAGGTTTGTGGTATGTCACAGGATGCAGCAGCCGTAACTCTTCCAAAAGACCATTCTATGGACTCTCAAGAGGGTGAGAGCGTCATGGCAAAAGGATCTCTTCATCACGCGATTAAGTCGGCTCAACAAATCGATTCTGTTCTCGGTGATGACGTAGATCTGCCGGAATGGGTCGAAGCAAAACTTACAAAAGCTGCTGACTATCTGGGTATCGTGAGTGACTATCTTACTTACAAAGATTCCCGAGGTGCAATGCCCGCAGCATCCATGGACGTACCAAAACCTGTCCAGCCTCCGCTTGACCCTCCTAAGTTCGGCACATGAGGCGAACCTCTTTAGCCAGTTTGGTTAAAAAAAGTCTTGACAATTCTTAAAATTATGCTATAGTTGGTTCATAATTAATCCCAACAAGGAGTTGTCATGTCTGAGCAAAGTAAGACAAAAGAAGAATATGCTGTTGATTATATCAAGTCTTTGGCTGCGGTCGAAGAGGAGATGCTCCCTTATCAAGAGCACAAGAAAGATCTTCGTAAAAGCTATATCGAAAATGGATGGCTTAGTCGTCAAGAACTCTGGGCTGCTGTAAAAGCATATCGATTTATTCAGAAAGACGGATGTATGGATCAGTTCTCTGAGATGTATGATAAGTTACGAAAGTCTGGATTTTAAAACATAAAAAACAATTTATAGACTTAAAGCTCCCTTCGGGGGGCTTTTTTTGTTTCAGTTGCTTATTTGGGTTTCAGATACTATTTATACCTAGGAGACTGGAACTTGAATAGAGCCTTTAAACAGCAATTTACCAATGTCTCCCAAGGGAGATATTACAATGAGTGAATTTGATAACGATTTTGATTTTATTGACCACTATGGTTCAGACATGGAGGTTGCCAATGAAGAGCAACTACCAGACAATGAAGCACCCTCAGCAATCAACTGTGGATTTGTTGGAGTTGGTGGAGGTGGTGGAAAACTCGCCAAAGCATTTTTAGACCTTGGGTTCAACAAGACTCTTCTAGTTAACACAACAGAGAAAGACCAGCCAGATGGTGTTGATGAGGCACACCTAGTTTTGATTCCTGATGCCGATGGCGTTGGTAAAGACGTTGAGTTCGGAAAGAAGGTACTTAAGGATAACAGTGCAGTTGTTGAGGATGCCCTGAGAACTAAGCTAGGCAAGGTAGACTGGCTTTTTGTGTTCGCAGGTGGTGGTGGCGGTACAGGCTCTGCTAGTGGCGCTTTACATCCAGTTTTTGAGCGTTATTTAGAATCAATCGAAGCAGATGGATGTGTTGTTCATGTTGTTACGGTGCCTTCCGCACAAGAATCGCTCAACAGCACCATCAAGAAAAATGCTAATACGCTTTTAAATGACGTATCTGAAGCTCCACATATTGTGTTGAGCAACGAGAAGCAATTACAACTGCTAAGAGGTAAGGTTGGAATGCTGAATATGTATTCCCTAGCAAACTCGACATTTGCAAAGCTGTTTCACCAAGTTTTAAAACTTGCAAACGAGCACTCTCCAATTCAGACTTTTGATTCTAAAGATTTGGATCGATGCCTCAAAACCAAAGGGCGAACCTTTGTTGGGTCGACCGTGGTTCCAGACCCAAGTATCGCTAGCTTGGGTGCAACTATTCTTCAGAATTGTTTGAAGAGATCGCCGTGCCCGCCTCCGCGTGGTAAATCGCAAACTGGTTCTCTCCTTCTGGTTGTTACGCCAGAAATGGCGGATGACCCTGAAATCAGCAAGCATCTTGAGGCTGCTATTTCATACGTCGGTTCCAGAACCTCGACTCTGTTTTCGGGCGTATATGTCAGAGACAACTTGCCCGGTCTTATTGCGATAATGACCATGAACGGAGTTGATTGGGAATAATGCTGGAAATTAAGAACCTTAGCGAAAAAGATCTGAAAGAGACAGAAGCTATTTTAAAAAAGTTTGTGCCTTACGCACAAAAACAGCTTGGGTATGACCAACCTGTTAAGTTGATGTTTATTTCAGATCCTGATAACGCTACAAACCCTCTGGGTAAAACGGCACACTATCAACCGGGAACAAAAGTTGTCACAGTGTATGTTGATGATCGACACCCCAAAGATATTATGCGAAGCGTGTCACACGAGCTTGTTCATCATGCACAAAATTGTAGAGGAGAATTTGACAAAACTCCTGCGATGGGTGATGGATATGCTCAAGCTGATGAGCACTTAAGAGAAATGGAAAGAGAAGCCTACGAAAAGGGAAATCTTATATTTAGAGACTTTGAGGACGGTTTAAAGACAAACGATAAAGAAATGACTATTTATATTGACGATTCTTCGGGCGAAGCTCCCGCTAATCTCTATGAGGAAAAAAAAATGAAAAAAACTAACTTTGGATTGAATTCGCCCCACGCAAAATGGCAGGCGTTTTTGCTTAATGAGCGAACTGATAAAAGAAAAGCAGCTTGGATGCAGGCATTTCAAAATGCTGCTGGAAATCCACAGCCACCTCCCCGAGATTTCTGGGATACTGCGACCTATCTTTACAGCAAAGGCGACGATCCAGTAGAAGCTGGTAAACAGTATGCTGCTAATAATATGAACGAGGCACTTCCCGACCACCTAAAAAAGCACTTTCGTGATGACGGGTCTTCAGTTCATTCACCACAAGTTAAAGACGTTACCCCTCCCGGCTATGGACCTGATAATCGCGGAGATAGGAATGTAGACATAATCGGATCGCTCGTGAACCAGCATGGTTTCATGAATGTCCGAGAACCACTTGAGCAGATGGGCTTTACAGTAGACTTTGTTACTGAACCTCTCCCCATGTATAACCTCACGAAAGATGGTGTGAAGTATGCAGCACTAAACAAGAAGTATGTCGAAGATCCTGACCTTGTTGTCGGAGATACTGCGATTGGAGCGATGAACGAGAGCATTCAAGAAGGCTTGACCGTTGATGGAAAGCAACTTAACGTTGGCGATATGGTTCAGGTCACTGGTGGTGGTGCTCGCGGCGCTACTGGAGAAATTATTGAATTCGCAGAGGGAAAAGCCGTTGTTCGTCTTGAATCCGACGCAGATAGGCGATTGTTTGGTCAAGCTACCGACGAGATTATTGTAAGAGGCGAACATCTTGCTCTTATGGGTGGCATGAACGAACAAGGCGATGATAGAGAATTTAATGTTGGCGATGAAGTTATAGCTAACGGCTACCCCGGTTATATCACTGATTTAAGTATCCCCGGAATGGCAACGGTGAAATTAGGTAGAGGGGAGACTACCGTATCAACCAAATATGTGCATAAGAAAGACGACAAAGACAAACAGATTAAAGAAATGTATGGAGAGGATGAAGATTACTTCATGGAGCTTGAGAAAGAATTCCCGTTCCTGTCCAAAGCAGTCAAGGCTGGCGAGGTCCCTGAAGAAGTCGCGGCTGAGATTGCCAAAGAATATGGAGACAAAGATGAAATGCCAAGCGGAGAGCAACTCAAAGAATCTCTTCGTCGCGTTGTCAAAAGAGTCTTGATGGAGAAAATGGATCCTGTCGGAAAAGAAGATGGTGACGTCGACAACGACGGTGACGAGGATTCGTCTGATAAGTATCTCAAGAAGCGTCGTGAGGCTGTTGGCAAAGCGATGCAAAAAGAAAGCCAAGGCGGCGAACAATGGTATGAAGTATACGACGAAGAGTCTGGTAAATCATTAGAAATCTGGGCTTCTTCTATGGAAGAGGCAGAATACAAAAGCGAAGAAATCGATTATGATGAATATCGAGATGGACAAGCAGTCATGGCAACAAAAAATATGGCTGAAGAACTCAAAGGCGGTCAGAAAAAGCTAGATACTGACGGCGATGGTGATATTGGCGCAGACGATCTTGCCAATCTTCGAGATAAAAAAAAAGCTAAAAACGAGGTCTACAGCAAAAGAGCAGTATTAGAAGCTGTTATCCGAAAGACTCTCGTTGGTGAAGAAATTGACCCTAGTCAATTCCCAAATCCATTACCTCCCGGCATGAAAGGGGAAGACTTTTTATCTAAAGGCATGAGAGATGGAAGTAAGGGTGATGATGTAGTGCAAGCCGGTGCAAAATCAATCGCTGCACAAGACGCAAAACCCTCTCAAAGTGCAATTTATCTTGGAAAGGCTCTTGGCATGGCAGTTGGTGGGGTAAAGGGCGGAAATATTAACGCTCTTATTTCAGCAGACAATTATATTCTAGACGGACACCACAGATGGGCTGCAACAATGTTTGCAGACCCTAGTGCTGCGATATCTGGAACTGGAATTGGGATGCCAATGACAGAATTAATTCCAGTTTTAAGAGCGGCTGGTGATGCTTATGGTAATGCCAGACGTGGTGAGCCTTCCGGGGGAGACGTGAATATATTTAAAGCATCTCTTGAAGATGCTAAAAAGGCTATTGAGAAAATTGATGGCGGAACTAAATTTACTAAACCCGGAGCGGCGGGACAGTGGCTTCAAAGTATTGGTGGAGAGCAAGAGCTTGCAAAAAGACTCGATGCAATTAAAGCAAAAGGAGGAGAAGCAGCTTCTGCACCGCCAAGAAACGAAATGCCAGTTATTGATGCAGACAAAGGTGACGATAAGAACGTTGCCATGAGATTAAACAAAGGCGCAATTGATGTAAAGCCGCCATACGCAGACGACCCAGATGCGGGAAAGAAAAAGGAGCCAAGAGCTATGGAAGAATCAAGAAAAAATAGAGTCCATAATGAGAAATATGATCTTTTAATGGAAAGAATGTTGGGAATTAAACCAATCAGCCCCCTAAGTAGCAGAAATAACTGGCTCTTAGAGGAGGAAGGCAAAGATGAAGAGGATGACAGTAACAATCCAATGGGCTACTGTGACGAAAGACAATTTATGTCTGCTCAAGAAGCTGAAAAGGAAAAGGAAAAGTCCGAAAACGACGGCAATTATTCCGAATCAGAAATTGAAGCTATGGCAAAACACCCTAAAGACTTAAAAAACAACTAAGGAGCTATAACATGTCGGATTTATATGATAAAATGACAAGAAGATTCGCAAAAGCAGTGCTTTTGAAAGAAGAAGTTGAATTTGATAATTCTGAAATTGATTTATTCTTAGAAAACTTTGAAAAAGGTGGAATGTCTGCACAAATACAGGCAATATTTGAAGTAATGAATCAAGTTCGGCTAGGCTCTAACCGAGATAGGAACAGAATGGCTCTAGCAATGGAAAATATGAAGAAAGTTAGACGTCATGTCAAAAGGCTGGAGGAGCAAGTTGTTGTTCTTCAAGAGCAAGTGTCTATTTTGGAAGAGAATAACTCCAAAAAGGGAGAATGATATTTCATGTCATCAGATGTAATGCAAGAAGGTGGTTTAGGTGGTCACATGGACCATCTATACGACAATCCAAGCCTCTCTTTTGGAGAAATGAAGGAAATATTCCAACTTGCAGCGTCTGGTAAGCTCGAAGGCACCCAAAAGCTCGACGGTCAGAATATTTTTATCACCTATTCGCTGAAAAGAGGTCGAGCATTTGCCGCACGCAATAAAACAAACCTAAAATCCGGTGGAATGAGCGGTGAACAACTTGCATCGAAATTTGAAGGAAGAGGAGCGCTTCAAAAAGCATTTGTTGATGCATTTCAAGCCTTTGAAGAGGCGGTATCTTCGTTTTCGGAACAAGAGATTATAGATTCCTTTGGAGAAGACGGAGATATCTACTATAGTGCTGAAGTTATCGATCCCGGCAACCCGAATGTCATTGATTATGATGAAAAAGTTCTTAATATTCATCGCGGTGGTCATGGAAGGGTCGAGAAAGGCACTGGAGCGGTCACAGCTACGGCTGAAACGGACGATATGCAAAAATCTTCGGTCGCGCTTGATGCAGCAATTTCAAAAATTGAAAATTTAAAGCAATCTAACAACTTTAAAGTTCAAAGAGGTGCCTTGACCACTCTTCAGTCCGTAACGGACGGTAAACACGCACAGACGGCTATCTCAAGGCTTGATTCTGTTGTGGGAGGAGATGCAGAGACTGTTGGCGAGTTTGTAATCAAAAAACTGAAACCGATCGTAGCTCAAAAGGTTAAATTATCAAAAGATAAAGAAAAACAAGTCATAGGAAAAATGTTGGGACAAAAAGGTCTTAATATTAAAAAAATAAGAGCGGATCTGACACCAGAAGAACAACAAGCGGTAGGAGAATTAATATCTCAATCAAAAATGATATTGAAACAGATTATCGCGCCGATTGAAGATATTGTACATGATTTTGCAGTAGATGCCCTACAAGGTTTGCAAAGTATTTACATGCTCGGAGCACAAGATAAAAAAGTTGCAAAAATTAGAGATAAAGTCGCATCTGAAATTTCAGCTATTGAAGGATCCGGTGATGATGTTAGCATTGGCAAGCTAAAACGACAACTTGAAAAAATGAAATATGCCGAAAAAGGCTTGGAAGGAATCACGACCGCATCTGAAGGTTTTGTTTTCGACTATAACGGACATACTTATAAATTGACAGGTAATTTTGCTCCAATTAACCAGATTTTGGGAATGTTGAAATATAAAGGCAAAGGGGGAGAACAAAAAATGAATGAATCAAACGGAAAAGGCAAAGGAATCGCTCTTGTTCCCGGCGGGTTCAAGCCTCCTCATGCTGGTCATTATCAATTAGCCGCTTGGGCTGGTTCTCAGCCGGGAGTGGACCGAGCTATTGTCTTAGTATCTCCCAAAGCAAGAGGTCCGGTTGACGCTCAAAAGTCTATGCAAATCTGGGAAGTTTATAAATCACTCGGAGCCAACTTTGACGTTCAGATTAGCGGAATTGCGTCCCCTGTAGGTGCTACATACGAGTATGTTGATAATCAAGCACAACCGGGAGATACAATATTTGTTATCAAAGGCGAAAAAGATGCTGGAGATAAAAGATTCGAGCGGATGAAGGGTAGAAAAGAAGGCGTCGAGGTAAAAGAGTTAACTTCTCCAACATTTGCCGGTGGTGTTAGTGGGACACAGATGAGAGGATTCATTACATCTGGTGACGCTAATTCTTTTCAGGCTGCTCTACCTGACGGATTGTCTCAAGAACAAAAAAACAAAGTATGGGAAATAGCATCTGAAGGTTCAGTTAATCTTAATGAATATTTGGAAATGGTCGTTAAAGAAACAATCAATGAAGATATGTACAAAGCATTTGGTGATCTTGCTGTTGCAGCATCCAGTACAGAGGCAGGAGGGGAAACTGACAAAGCTGTTCTTGATACCGCCAGACCCTTCTTAGAGGGCGAGGAAGACATAGAAGAATTTAAAAGTCGCCTTAAAGAATATTTTATGGGGATAATTAATGAAAAGAAGTTTGGAAATAATCTTGAATTAACTGAAATGTCATCTATGGCTGGTGGTTCTATGGAGGGAGGCGGATCCGCGTGGACAAATTTCGACAAAGAAGAAAATGAAAAAGAAAAACCGGGAGGAAACATAATGGAGTTTAAAACATATTCCAGAAAAGATATCATTGAAGAGATGATGTTGAGAGAGAACATTAGAAATACTATCAAAAAAGTCAAAAAAACGAAGTTGAATGAATCTAAGAAAATATCCGCTCTTCGCAGTCTTGTAAAACAGCTTATCTTAGAGGCTGATGAAGTTGCTCCGCATCAATCAACTGGTATTAATGTCTTAGAGGATTTGCTCAAGAAAATTGTACCTCAGATTGAAGGCGACTACAAAACGTTAACGACTAGTAAAGAACAAAGAGACTCCTTCCGGGCGCATGTTCTCAATGCAACAGAAAATGCAATCGCACCAGTATCAGCAACTCCTGATCGTGAAGGAGAATCTGATGAGGAAGAAATTGAGCCAATTGAAGAAATAGAAATAACTGTTGGTTCTGGAGATTCTGAAGAAGAGGTTGATGCTGGAGATATTACTAGTTTCGATGATGATGAAAAATTAATTGATATTGGAAATATGGGAGGACAACAAGACGATGGCGGTTTTCAAGAGCTAGAGGGACAAGAAGCTACAGGTCGTAATGTCGCAAATATGAGTTTCC